TTATATATTTAAACCGATATGATTCAAGCGAAGAAGCTTTTGAAGATGTTTTACCTGAAATTTGGGCAAGCTAGAGGAAAAATACACACTTCGTTAGTATAATATAAAAGAGGTGTGATATGAATTTTTCTAGTATTTTTAGAGGGGCTTATAATGGTTTTATAAAAAAACTTCTAGATGAGGTTACAGAAAAAGCTCCTAGACAAAGCCGAAGAAGATTTGCTTCTGAAGGACAATATCCACAAGATGCTAATATTATAGCTTCTGGATTTGAAAATCAGGTATTTTCAGGGCCTTATCGAGTAGATGTCAGATCACACCAAAGAAGACTAAGTAATGGAACAGTCGCTGAAATTGATGCTTATTCTTATGATTTAGAGGATCAAAGAATACTTCATTACTATACTAAAGAAGGAGATGAAAGGTATAGAACAATGGGATCAGCGAATAGTCCAGATACAGCATTTGTAACAGAAGTTGTGGATGATTCTCATAACGTACTTACAGATCAGTTAGTAGAAAATTTAAGAAGATTAGGTTACGAAATATCAGTAACAAGAGGAATTTAAGGAGAAATTTATGTCCGATCAAATAAAAATTACGCCAGATCAAGAATATATAATGGCTAGACACTCTAAAATGGTAGGCAAAGTCTTAGATTTAATAGAAGCTTCCATGCCAGAGGGAAATCAATGCGAAAAAATGAAGAAATTAATTCAACAACCTTTATATGATTATAGAAATGAAATGCTAAAATTCATTTCAGATGGTCAAAAAGTAGAGGATAATTAAGTAATTTCTAATCTTATTGTGAAATTTTTCACTTTTCATAGTATAATATAATTGAGGAGTATTTGACTCCTTATTTTATAAATTATATTTAAAGAAAGCCGGGAGTGGCTTAGACCAGCTTTCCATTAAATAGTTAAGTTTTGGAATGGAGGAAACTTATGTCTGACGAAATCTTAGCGAATCTAGAAAAACACATGGAAGG